AGCAGGCCCATCTCGAAGTCGGCGCCGGTGTGCTCCCACAGCGAGAAGTAGTGCGCTCCACTGTGCACGACATGCCATGTCCCGGCGTCGCCCTCGTACTTGAACACGCCGTCGCCCGTGCCGCTGTCGGGGAGGGCGGGGGCGCTGGCGATCGGGGACAGGGAGATCGTCCAGGGCCCGTCGGCGGTGACCTCCAAGCGGACGGGTTCGGTGGAGCTCATGCCGAGGGCGGTGACGCCGTCGTAGGCGCCGAGGGCGTTCACGAGGAGGTCGCCGGTGGGTTCGTTGTTCGCGTCGAGCCCGGTGATGGAGAAGTAGTGCGATCCGGTGTGGCTCGCGGTGACGATGGCTTCGGTGATGCCGCCGAGCTCGATCACGCCGTCACCGTCACCGGAGTGGTTGACGGTCTCGAACTCGGCGAAGGAGGCGAAGAAGTCGTCACCGCCGCCGGATCTGTCGCTGGCGGAGTCGGTGCCGGGGGTGGAGCAGGCGAGCGTGACGGCCGCGGCGACGCCGAGGGCGGCCCAGATGGTCTTGCGGGACACGGGGGTGGTCCTTCCGTTCGGGGCGGAACGAGCCGTACACGCCGCCCGCATGTGGACGGTTGCACCGTGTCACCGATTGTGTCCGAACGGGTGACGCGGGCACGACGAAAGGCCCCGCCTCCCGGAGGAAGCGGGGCGCGAGGCACTACGTTCTGGAACGTGGAGAGGCCCCGCCTCCTCACCGGAGGCGGGGCGCGAGAGAGCGCTTGCGGCGCGGCTACATGAGGTTGCGGCCCTGGAGCTCGCGCAGCGCGCGGGCGAACGCCTCGGCGTTCTCGGCATTCGTGCCGTCGAAGCGGAGCGCGACCTTCGCGGACTCCCCGCGCTGTTTCCAGGTCTTGATGGCCGACAGCAGTTGCGAAGCCGCGCCGAGGAGCGCGACGCCGGCGACGCCGTACGAGGCGACCTCGTCGGCAGTGATGAGCCCGAACGCGCCGGCGGCGGCGAGTGCTGCGGTCATGAAGCTGTAGAGGGCGGTGCGCTGTTCGTTGGACATGTGGTGCTCCTACTCGATAGATTCGGTCTTGACGCAGATGACGGCGTCGACGGGCCCTTCGTCGGTGACGACGGCGTGCGCCTCGGGCGAGGTGCCGTCAGGGCAGACGGGAAGCGGATGTTCAGCCATGTAGTCCTCGACGGCGGCTTTGATCTCGGCCCCGGTGGGAGGGGGGCCGGGATCGCCCTGCGCGCCATCAGCGCCGTCGGTGCCGTCCTTGCCGTCCTGCCCGGCGGGCGGAGGGGTCGCGGTCAGGTAGACCGCGATCGCCTCATAGACACGGTCGTCGGGGACCTCGGCGGGATGCTCCGCGAGGTAGGAGGCGACTGCGGCGGCGAGCTCGGCGGCCGTCGGCTGGCCGAGGAGCGGATGCGTTTCGAAGTACTGGGCGACCTCGGCGGCGATCTGCGCCTGTGTCGGGGCGGGCCCCGGCGGGCCGGACGGCCCCGGCAGCGGCTCGTACTCGGGGTTGTCGAGGAGGTCGTCCGGCGGCGGCGCCACCGGCGTGATCCCTTCGGCCTCCGCGTTCGACTGCTCGTCGGAGAGCGCCTGCGACAGAGCGGCGATCTGCTCGTCCTGGTGGTCGACCCGGTCCGACTGTCGGTCGGCGCCGACGGCCATCCACGCGATGGCGGCGGCCACCAACGCGACCGCCACCCAGATCGCCCAGTCGCCGAGCCTTTGCTTCGTCAGCTTGCTCATGCGACCGCCAGGATGATCATGACAGCCATGGAGACCAAGGGCAGGACCACCGCAGAGACGGCCCACCGCCGGTAGGTGACGCGCTCGGCCTCGGCTCGCTCAGCGTCCTTTTCCAGCGTGTCCACGCGGCGAACGAGAGCGTCATGCTTCGCCTCATACACCTCGCGCGGCAACAGCTTGTCCAGGCCGGTCTTGATCTCCGTGAAGCGCGAACCGATGTCCTCGCGGAGCTGTCGGATCTCTCGGCCGATTGCCTCATCGGTCACGATCACCCCCTGTGCTGGCACTGTGGTCCGCTACGCCTTGATCAGCTTCGACCAGGTCCTGGGACCGGGGATGCCGTCCTGGGTGAGGCCGTTGGCGGCCTGGAACGACTTGGTCGCGGACTTCGACCCGTTGCCCCACTTACCGTCCGGGCGTCCTCGGGAGTCGAACGTGTTCGCGGGCGGGAACCCCTTGGCCGCGAGAGCCGCCTGGGCGAGCTTCTTCGCGCCGACGGGCGCCGAGTTGTCCTTGATGGTCGGCAGGGACATGATGAGCTCCTGAGTCCAGTCGGTGGTGGGAGTGGAGGGCTTCGCAGGCGCGGACGGCACGGACGGTCGCGGCGCGCCCTCGAAGAACCGCCGGAACACGGCGGTCTTGTCGCGGTCCTCGGAATCCCGGAAGAACGAGATGTGCGTGTGGAACCGGTGCGAGGAGTCGCCCGAGGAGCGAATACCGAGGCGGTCCCAGCGGCGTACGGTCTGCCCGTCCGGGGAGTAGATGACCTCGCGGATGTCCTTCGTGTCCTCGGCGCCGGCCTTGCATTCGGCGACGAGCCACTTCGAGAACTCCCGCAGGCGGTTGAACGAGCCGATGTCGAGCGCCGAGGCCGCGCCGGACAGGCCTTGTCGGTCACGGGCGGACTCGTCGACGGAGTAGTCGTCGGCGTCGACACGGTCGGAGCCGCAGTGGTAGCCGCCCCGGTGGGCCGAGTCGCCCACGACCCCGAGCGACGCCCATCCGAGGCCGGTTACGTCGTGCAGGTACGCCTGGGCCTTCTTGAGCGGCGATGGCGCGAAAGTCATTGGTGCCTCCTGGGGGCGGGCGCGCTCGCGCGCCCGCGCTGGCGGGTGAGTAGATGGAGGGGGCTAGCTTTGGGTGCCGTAGAGGCGCGTGACCTGGATGAAGGCTCGCGTCGCGCCGCCGGTGACGTTGGCTTCGACGGTGATGTTCACTGCGTCTGCGGGCTTGATCGTCGTGCCCCACCCGGGGGTGTCGAACGTGGTCGAGGGGATCGTGCCCGTTCCGGATGCGGCGGTGACGCCGTCGAACTTCAGGCTCCAGTCGACGTTGCCGCCACCGCTGGTGAGGCAGACGACCCTGGTCGAGAATTTCGGATGCCAGATCGGATTCACGCCCTCGAGTAGGCCTACGGCCGACCCGGATGTTGTGGAGGGCCACATCGGCCAGGGCGTCGAGGACTCGGCCGAAGTGGTCGGAACGAGGCGGTAGTTCAGGTAAGGGCGGGCGAGGCCGGCGTCGGAGGCTCCGTCGCTGGAGACGATGATGTTGCCCGACTCGTCCCGGAACCCCCAGAACTGGTCGCCGATCTGCCCCTGGAGCTCGAAGGCGACCTCGCCTGTGTCATATCGGAAGACCCAGCCGCGGGAGATTCCCGCGCCGCCGGCGACGTCGCCGAAGAAGACGACATCGATGCCGTCGATGTTCTTCACCCGGAAGCCGCCGCCGTCGATGATGATCGAGCCTTCGTCTCTGACGACAATGCCGCGGGCACCGATGGAGGCGTCCTCGAGTCGGCGCCCGGAGGTGATGTTACGGAGCTGGCGTTCTAGTTCGGTGACGCGTTTTTGCAGGTCGCCGTTGAACATCGGGTCAGAGATGCCCATGTCACATCCTCAGGACGGGTTGAAAAGTGCCCGCGGTCGTGTCGAGGTTCCAGCCGACCATGCGGCCGGTCCCGACCAGTCCCAGCGGGTGCATGTGGCCGGTGAGTCGGTATTCGATGTCGTCGCCCAGGGACAGGTCGACGCCCAGGCGCGCGGGAGCGACGTCCCACCGGGCGGTGACCGCGATCGAGGTGGTGCCGCCGTCGAGGCGGGCGAGACCGGACGCGGCGTGCGTGTTCAGCACAGCCTTGTTCTTGATCGACGAGGACGGCGACCAGCGGTGCTCGATGCGGGGCACACCGGAGGCGATCGCGAGCTCGTTGCGGACATGCACCGACTCGGGTCGGTCCTCGCCTTCGCCGGAGGAGAAGGCCATGACGTCGTTGGCGCCGGCGCCTTTGCCGTAGTCGTAGGTCACGGAGTACTCGGTGACGGCCCCGGAGTCGGTGGACAGGGGCCCGCGGGCCTCGGCTGATCCGATACGTGACCCGCCCCGGAAGATCAACTTCACCGACTGCTTCCGGTCGGTGCGCCAGTCGGCGTCGATCGTCCATTCGAGGCCGTCTTCGACGTCCATGAGCTCCCTGAGGCGCTCGAAGTAGGTGCCGTCCTCGTCGTCCCAGTACGTGCGGTCACGCACCACACCGGTGTCGGGGCAGTCGATCTCCAAGCCGATGCCTTCGACGTTGACCTGTGCGATGAGGTCTCGCGCGATCTTCGCCTGGTCGACCCCGGAGAATGCCAGATCACCGATGTACCTTCGGTCCAGGTAGGACTCCGGTGTGGCGCAGCCGAGTTCGATGGTTCCAGCGGAGCCCCCGCGGACTTTCCAGATCAGGCCCACCCATGCGGGTAGGTCGTTGACGACCTGCACGATCATCCGTGTCGGGAGCTCATCGGGCCCTACGGCCTGGTCGAGGAGTCCCCCGAGAGCGAGGTTCCCCACCAGCGGCGCGGGGACGTTGAGCGTTGACGAGGTGTACGCACCCAACGCTCTTGCGACGCCGCCGACGATCCCGGGCATGTACGCGATCTTGTCGCCCGAGACGGTGTCGCAGGCGATCCACTCCACGAACGGCCGCACCTGCGCCGACGAGGGCGGCGTCGTGTCGTCGGGCGGTTCGGGGATGGTCTCGGTCAACAGGGTCCGGTAGATGTGCCACACCTGCGGGGGCCCGGAGATGAACGCCGAATACCAGACCCGCCAGCCACCGTCCTCCTCGACCAGGCTCGCCCGGTACAGGAAGTCGTACTCGTCCGGTTCGGACATGGGGATGACGGTCGCCCCGGAGTTGATGAACGTCAGACCGTCCGCGGAGACGCACAGCAGCTCCTCGCCGCCGTTGGGCCGGTCATTCAGGTCGGTGTCGTTGAGCAGCGCAATGTACCCGGCGGCGACGCGGATCATCCCCAGGTGCCAGGCCTCTTTCCCGGCGGGGATGGGCCCCATGTCGACTTCGACCGGCGCTCCCCACGCATCGGTCGGGCTCGCCCCGCCCTGGAGGCGCACCACCTGGTGCGGGCTGGGCAGGATGTCGACCGCCCACATGCCCCACAGCCCGTTCTCGAACAGGAAGGACGGCGACACCAGCCGCCGCACGGTCGCATCCGAGGAATAGATGAGCTGCTTCGCCGCCCAGTCCACGCCGTTCGCCGATGTCGAGTAGTACAGGCGCTCCTCAGACCCCGGGGAGCCCCCGGTCGGGTCGTAGTAGCGCCAGAACAGGAACATCGTCCCGTTCACCAGGCGCAGGTCCACATCCGAGTTCAACGGCCCCGTCGGGGTCCCGGGCTGGTCGTCGATCGGGTTCACCAGACCGGCGGGAACGACCCACGTGATCCCGTCATGGGAGGCGCAGATGTTCGGGTCCTCGTACTCGTTGTCCCCGCCCGGGTAGGGCGTGTGGGCCATCCAGTACTCGTAGCCGCCCCACCCGCCGGGGGCGTGCACGACGGACGGGTGGGTGGTCTCCCCGCCGTCGGGAGAGACATGTGTGGGGATGTTGAGTCGCTGCCCGGGAGGGCCGGAGACGCGCGTCGGATCAGGAAGTGCCATGGTCAGCCCGACACGTATTCGACGTACAGGTAGTGGGGTTCGTTCGCGGACGCGGAGACGGAGACGTTCCCGGTGCCGGAGTTGCGGACACAGGTGCCGGCGAAGGTCTTGTTGCCGGTGGCGACGGCCGTGTATTCGACTTCGAGGACGGCCTGGAAGTCGGTGCTTACGACCGGCATGGCCGTGTTCACCGCCTGAAGGATCGTGCCGGAGACGGAGTCCTCCCTGATGCGGAACTTCGCGGTGTCCGCAGCGACGGTCGAGCGGCCTTCGGTGACCCACCGGACCGCGTACGTCTTCCCGTTCTCCAATGCCGCGGTGACGGTGTTGATGGAGGTCTCCGTGGTCGTGAACGTCGACGAGGTCGTGGTCCTGGTGGTGGTGGCGATCCGCCGGCGGGACTTGAAGGCGACAGGGGAGGCGATCTGCTCCCACGCGGACCCGGACCAGCGCACGAGTGTGTTCGTGTCGGCCTGGTCGGCGTACATCCCCTCGCGGCGGACGATCGTGGGCAGGGACGCGGCGTCGGCGACAGGGAGGATGCCGCCGATGGCGACGGTGAAGTCGGGGTCGTAGGTGAGGGTGGGGTTGCCGCCGCCGGAGACCGGGACATCGATGGTCCCCAGGTACAACTCGCCCGCGGGGACGGTGGGGGCGACGGGGATCGACGCGGGAGTGCCGGTCGCGAGGTACACCTCGTCGACGATGAACCCCGAGGAGTCCTCGGTGTCGTCGCGGACGCGCGCGAGGACGAGGTCCTTGCGCGGGTTGGAGCCATCCGCGGCGGTGACGGTGAGAGTCTTGGCGGGGATAGCGCACACGTACCCCGCGCCCTGCGTGCCCGCGGCGGTGGGGTTGATGACGCAGTTGAAGTCCCGGACCGACACGGTGAACCCGGAGATGGTGACCTCGTTGAGGGTGCCGTTCTGCAAGACGCCCGCGCGGACACCGAACTGGCCGATGTCGACCCCGATGGAGTCGCGCGCCTTGTACAGCAGTCCGGACAGTGCCTGGCGGAGGCCTCGCGCGGAGTACACCGCTTCGGCCACGTCCACCACGACCGTGCCGTCGGTGGCGAACAGCATGACGGCCCCGCCGGCGGAGGACCGCAGCTGGAACGTGTTCGCGGTGGCGTTCGCGACGTAGTAGGGCGCGTCGGGGACTAGGACGCCGATGGCGCCGCCGGTCGGCCCGGAGGTGACGACGACTTGGCCGTTCACCAGTCCATGCGCGGTGATCGTCAGGACGTCGGTGGATGCGGTGACGGTGGCGATGCCGATGGAGGTCCCGGAGGCCCCCGTGGCGGCGAACAGTGCGGTCAAGACGTCTCCTAGTAGGTGTCGCGCCAGCGCACGGTCAACCGCGCGTCGGGCTCGTACGTTTCGGCCTGGAACCGGATGAGGCCGGACCCGGTCAGTAGCGGCCAGTCGCCCCAGGCGTCCCGCAGTCGCGAGATGGAGCCGTTGAGGACGACTGATTTCGTGGCGGTGTCGATGTCGAGCCATTCGCCTTCACCTAGGACGGTGTCCAGGAACAGCACTTGCGCGCCCGTGGGGGTCGCGAGGGTGATGTAGGGGCGGGTGGCGGGCCCGTCGATGCGCAGCAGCAGCCTGGCCGGGGACGGCCCGGCGTTGACGAGGTCGGCTTCGCCGTCGTCGACGATCGAGTACAGGGTCAGTGGGACCGTGAATGGAATCGAGGTGCCGCCGATGCGGTGCAGCATGCCCATTTCGACCGAATGCTCTTCGGCGGAGTAGATCGCCGGGTCCGGGCAGGCGAAGCGGGCCTCAACCCACGCTTTGCCAGTGCGGCCGCGCTCGTTCTTGAGTCGCGCTCCGCGCGGGCGCGCGTACATGAGGTATTCGGTCCCGGCGGCGTTCCAGCGGATCTCGACCTCGGGTCCGGTGCGGACGGGCGCGCAGGCGGCGTCGAGCGGCCACCACGCGTTCATCAGGTCGCTCCACGACGAGGTGTGGATGCCGAGTTTCAATCGGATGTCGGCACCAGTGCGCCATTCGGCGCCCGACCAGTCCCCGTCGCCCCAGGCGATGGAGCCGGTCTGGTCGGCGCGGACGCCGCGTTCGAACGGCTCGAATTCGTTGACGCGGTAGACAGTGCCGTGGTGGAGCAGGAGTGTCTGGCCGTCGCGGGTCAGGGAGATCTGGCCGAGTTCCACTACTGCACCGCCATCGCATATTCGCGCTTGGTTGCGCTGGTCAGGTTCGCGCCGAGTCGCACATCGACCTGGTTGCGGGCTTCGGCGAGTTCACGAAGCAGCTGCCGGTCTTCCTCGGAGAGGGACGTGACCGCTTCGACGCGCATCGCCGAGGAGCCGGGGGCCGCGGCGCCGTCGACACTCAGACCGATGTCGGTGGTCAACCCGGAGAGCGTCTTCTCGACCTGCGGGATCATGGAGTCGAGGCCGTCGATGAGGCCGCCGATGATCCACTGGCCGGGCTTGACGAGCAGCTTCTTGTCCGTGGACTCGGGGCCCTTCCAGTCGGGGAGCATCCCGGTCAACTCGCTGAGCTTGTCCCGCACGGCCCCGAACTTCTCCTGGATGCCGTTGAGCAGGCCGTTGATGATGTCACGGCCAGCGTTCTTGAGCAGCGACCCGAGGTTCCCGAGGGCGGACTTGATCCGGTCCGGCAGGCCCTTCACCCAGTCCACAAGGGACGTGAACTTGCTGATCGCGGAGTCCTTCGCGGACTGAATGAAACCCGCCACCTTGCCCGGGATGCCGCCCATGCGCTGGACCGCGCCGAGGATGGCGTCCACTTTCGCGTTGGCGCCGGACAGGAACGCCTGGAAGGCCTGGATGGCCCGGTCCTTCATGTCCATGAGCCACGACCACACACGGTTCGGGAACTTCCCGAATTCTGCGAGGACCTCGACGATCCTGGCGACATGGGCCTTGATCGAGTCGAAAATGATCCCCCAGATCTCGACCAGTTTCTCCTGCATGGCCTTGACCGCGGCAACGACCGAGTCCCAGTTGGCGATCAGGAGCACGACCACGGCGATGAGCGCGATGATCAGGCCGATGATCCACACGATCGGGTTGGCGTACATGGCCGCATTCAGGCTCCACTGCGCGACCGTCCACAGCCCCAGGGCGATGACGATCGCGGGCACGAGGCCCTTGATCGAGGTGATCCACCCGAGGAAGTCCCCGAGGGGGCCGATCAGGGGGATGACCGCGTCGAGCACGTCGACGAGCCCTTCAGCCAACGTCTTGACGTCGATCTTCCCGATCGCGTCCCCCAGGGCCTCAACGAGGTCGCGCAGGCTCGGCCCGACCTCGGTGGCGATGGTCGCGAAATGCGGGGCGAGGTCTTCACCGATGGCCTTGGCGAGCTCGAGGACGATCGGGACGACCGCATCCGCTACTGCGGCAAGGGATTCGAAGAATGTGTTGAGGGCGGTCTTGCCCTCGGCGGAGTCGAAGAACTCCGAGAGCTTCCCGGTCAAGGACTCGACGGTGTTGAGCAGGCCGCCGCCCTGGTCGTTCGCGGCCGAGAATACCGACGCGAAGATCGACCCGATGTTGCCGACGATCCCCGCCAGGGTGGAGAGGGTGTCGATCATCGTGTCGATGAGCTGCTGCAACTGGCCGGTGTCGCGGGCCCGGTTGATCCACGCCTCGAACCGGTCGCCGAGGTTCGCGAAGCCCTGCCCGACGCGTTCGATGAGGGGCGCGAAGACCTCCATGATGGTGCCCATGCCGCGCACGAACCCGCCCACGCCCGCGCTGGCGGTCTTGAGGCCGTCCTTCGTGGATTCGAGGACGGCGTTCATGCCGTCGAGGAACTCGGGTGAGTCGGCGGCGTCAAGTGCCTCGGCGGCGATGTCGGAGAGCCCGTCGGCGACGCCGGTGAGGCCCTTCTTGAGGTGCGGGAGGACGTTCTTCGCGGTCGTCTCGAACGAATCGGCGAGGTCTTCGAAGAACGCGGACTGAACGCTCTTGCGCAGGTCGTCCCACTCGTCCTTGAGCCCTGAAACGGCTTTCGCGAAATCGCGGGCGGGACCGGGGAGGCGCTCGAGGGCGTCCTCGTCGCCGGCGATCGCGTCCTTCATGCCGTTGAACGCGATCGTCATCGTGCCGACCACCGCGGCCCCGGATGCCCCGAAGGCGACCGCGGCCCCGGCGAGGCCGCCCATGGTGGCGAGGAGGGTCCCGGCGAGGCTGATGAGCGGCCCCAGGGACGAGGCGGCACCGGCGGCACCGGTCGCCATGGCGGAGAACGCCGTGGCCTTCCCGATGCCCTTGAGCAGCCCCGACAGACTGCCCATCTTGACGCCGGTGAGGTCCATCTTGCGATGCACGCGGTCGATGGTGCGGTTGAAGCCGCGGTCGTCGGCGTCGATGACCGCATTGAGTTCGCCGAGGTTGAGGGCCACCCGTCACCCCCTCATCTGCGTCGAACGTGCGGGACGGCGGGCGCCTTGGGTTGCTTCTCGGGCGGCGCGAACTTGCGCTGTATCCGGCATTCACAGGTCAGGAGCCCGGATATCCTGCGGCAGAACCACTTCCAGGACCGCTGGGTGAGGATGCCGGATTCGATGTCGATGCCGTAGACCTGATGAAGGTCGGCCTCGATCAGGTCCCTGTGGTCACGCCACAGGGCTAGGACGCTGCGGTCCGGGTCCTCGTACGACTCGTAGAGGCCGGACGCTTCGTCGTACTCGCCGACGCCCCAGCGTTTCTGGTCTTCGAGCCAGACGCGCGGCTGGTCGCCCTGCGCTGCTCCCGGTTCGCTTTTGGGGCCCTGTCGGACTCCCACATCTTGCGGGCGCCGTCCAGGCCCATGACGATCCAGGCGTAGGCGACCTGGCCGACGAGTTTGACCTTCCGCCACTTCACGCCGTCGGCCTCGAGGGCATCAAGGGTCGCGCCGAGCACCCGCTGGTACAGGGCCGATTCGTCGTCGTCGGACAGGTGGAGGTCCGCGTCCACGGACTCGGCGTCTTCGCCGGCGTCGATGCGGGCCTTGGCTCTGCGGGAGCGCTCGGTGAGCGACTGGACCCACAGGCCGGTGGCGGCGTCGACGTCTTCGATGACGTATTCGCTGGAGCCGAGGAGGACGACGAGGTCGCCGTCCTCGTTCTCCCAGACGTGCTTTTCAGCGTCGCTCATGCGGGCCTACGCGTACGTGTAGTCGTCGGCGACGGTGTCCGCGGAGGCACCGTTGGGGCTGGTGACCGTGACCCGGACCGTGCCGGCCGAGCCCGCGGGGGCGATGGCGGCGATCTTGGAGTCCGAGACCACTGTGTAGCTGGTGGCGTTCGTCGCACCGAACTTGACGCCCGTGGCGCCGGTGACGCCGGTGAAGTAGGCGCCGGAGATGACCACGAGCGTGCCGCCCGCGGTGCCGCCGGTGGCCGGGGAGAGCGAGCCGATCACTGGGACCGGGGTCGCGTTGACCGGGTTCGAGATCGTGACGAGCGCCGGGGACGTCGCGGAGGGCGAGACGGTGATCGAGACGCGCTCGAGGTCGGCCACGCCGCCGCCGTCGGGCGCCCACGTGATCAGCCCGTAGCCCTCGTACGCCTCGTCGGAGCCGTTGCGGTCGTACCAGCGCTGGTGGATGACACCGTCGGCGGTGTCGATCGCCATGGCGGCGAGACGGACCTTCTTCTGGACGGCGTTCTCGACGTAGGTCGCGTTGTCCTGCCGGTGGGAGATGTTCGCTTCGAGCCCCCAGGTGAGCATGGTGCGGGTGTTGCCGCCCCAGCCGCCGGAGTCGTAGTCGTTGTCCTCCTGGTCGGTGGGCTCCACGTTCGGCGTGAACTCCTGGAGGCCCGGCATGTTGGTCCAGACGGGAACCGAGGCGGTGCCCATGTTGATCTGCCAGACCCACTTGCGCTGCAAGGCGGTTGCTTCGGTCATGTGACCTGCTCCTATTCAGTGCGCAGCGCGGTCACTCGCCGCGCCTGGATGTCGTAGTTGTCCGACCGTTCATGCCGGTCGTTCTTGTCGGTCCCCATGGGGACGCCGGAAAGGTGGTTGATCTGCGAGACCTCGACGGCCCCGAAGGTGACGTGCTCGAGTCCGTCGATGGCGTCGCGAACGGCCGCGGCGAGGTTGATCGCCGACAGCGGGTCGTTGCGGACGCCCCGGCAGCGGACTTGGACGCGCGGGGCGACGTCCCCTGAGTTGTTGCCGCCGTTCGGGTCGTAGTCGGTGAGGACGATCGCCCGGTCCCAGCCGTTGTCGGCGGGGTCGCCGGGTGGCATGACGGCGAAGTAGATGCCGGTCTGCCCGGACGCGTAGACCGCGCCGTGGTTGAACGCCCCGACGCCTTGCGCGGCGAGGTGCTCGGCCAGGCCGATCAGGAGGTCCGAGGTCCAGCTCATCGCAGCGCCCGACGTTCGGCGGCGGCGATCAGCGCGAGCATCGTCGGCCGCTCGGTCTCGAATGGCTGCTCGAGGTACTTCGCCTGCCTACCCGGGTCGTGCCGCCACGTCAGCTCCTCGTGCTGCCGGACGGCGTACACGGTGTCGTAGGAGACCGCGGCCTTGCCCTTCGATTCGTCCACACTCGCGACGCCGGAGCGCTCGAGCGTGGCCTCCTCGATCGGGACAATCGCCTGGGAGGCGGCGAGGAGTTCTTCGGCGGCGAGCCTGAGCCCCTTGTTGCGGCCCTCGCGCTCCTTGCGCTTGACCTCGTCGCCGTGCCAGGTGAACCGGACGTGCCCCATGCCGCCTCCTACTCGAATGCGATCTCGAGGTGGGATGGGACCGGCCACGTGCCGCCGTCCTTGCGGGCCGCGGAGAGCGCGCGCGTGACCGCCCCGGACGGGAGGGTCGCGCGCGAGCGCGCGGGGCAGGCCGTGTCCAGGTCGCAGTGGAACTGCGAGGACGAGACGACCTCGGAGCCGTCCGCCTTGCGGATGAGCTTCGCGGTCTCCTCGAGCCAGCCTTTGACCTGCACGGCCGGACCGAACGTGTCCCTGCCGTAGCCGTCGGTGCCCAGGTAGGGCTCGATGGTCACGGTGTGCTGCTTGAAGAAGGACGGGAGCTTCACAGGCCCAGCGGCTCTCTGGAGTAGAGGTTCACCGCGCGGAGGATCTGGAACACCCGCGGGCCGTAGGCGGTCCCCTGGAAGCGGTACTCCGGTGCTGCTTTGGCCCTGGTGATCGAAGCCGACCCGATGCTGACCGACGTGTACCCGGCCGGGATCTCGCCCTCGGCGAGACCCGCAGTCGGGTCGATCCCGTACGAGGCCTGCGCGATCGTGGCGTCGCGCAGAGCCTCGACCAGGTCGGGGTCGGTGGGTTTGTCGCTGGTGTCGACGTCGTAGACCGCGGAGACGATCAGGGCGTCGATGTCGCGGGAGGCGATGGGGAGCCGGTCTGTGATGTCGGCCCCGGCCGACGCCTGCCCGTAGGGCGAGTCGTTGTACTCGGCCGCAGTCGCGTAGACCGGCTGCGCCATCGCCTACTCCTCGCCCTTGGGCCGGGCGGCCTTCTTGGCGGCCTTGCGGACCGGCCGGTCGACCGCCTCGACCCCGGCGGCGCGGCCGGCATCGCTGTCGGCGAACGCGGCCAGCGCCTCGGCGGCCTCGCCGTCGACCTCGGCCGCGCCGTCGTCGAACTTGACCCGGTAGCCCTTGCCTTGCACGACCAGGCCCGGGTACTTGCTGCAGGTGAACCGCATGTTCATCACCCCTAGGCGGTGGTGAGGTTGACGATCTTGCCGTGGGTGCGCTCGTTGCCGTACATGAGGCCGACCTCGCCGTACAGCTGGACGCGGTCGGACGCGCCGGTCTTCGCCAGCGGTTC